AGGGTAGCGGTTCCATTTGTGGTAAAGTTACCAGAGGTGGTGGTAGAGGCCACATAGCGAACTTTAGCCGCATCCATCTGCGCCTCGACCCTCTTGTCAATAACCTTGACCTGATCGTTTTTAAGAGCCTCTACCTGAATGTTTTTGATATTCAGGGTAGCAAGGTTCTCGATCTTGCCCGTGTAACTCGTACTATTCATTTACGTTAATGGCTAACTGTTTATGAAAGCCCTATCGGTTTCCCGATAGATCAGACCATATCTTCCGTTTCCGGTCGTGCGCTCGTGGAGCTTTACTGTCCGTTCTGGACTCCATGCTCTGGTCGTTGAACCTTCAGCCCATTCCTGGGCAGCTTGGTTGCTGATTGTCCAATCCTTGGAATTTTTATAACCATCACGCCCATCGTTACCAATCACGTTGTGGTTTTCAAGGCTCTTAGGATTTCCCAGCAATTCACACGATATTTTTTCTTGACTTCCTTCTATGTTTCCGGTATAATATACTCCATAATTAAACAAGGAGTAACCATGAAGACAAGTAAAGATTATAGAGAAACCAAAGAAGCAATTTGTAAGTGTGGATGTGGACAAACCTTCTACCCTGTAAGGTTTTGGGGTAAGGCTAAATTTCCTGAATATATCAGGGGCCATCATCCGAATTGTCGCAAAAAGCAATTTGGACTTATCCCGGCATGGAATAAGGGAATGAAAAAAAGAGATCATCCTTCTCTTGAACGAATGGGATTTCAGGTCGGCCACAAATCTTTCTTTAATTGGGGGAATGTCCATGAGATAATGGATAAAAACCCATCTATTAGAGAAAAATGGCTTAATGCCCAAAAAGGTAAAAAGCCGTGGAACAAAGGGCTTACAAAAGACCTTTATAAAAACGGGATTAAGTCTGGCCCGGAGCATGGTAACTGGAAAGGCAATAAGCGTGGCATATACGACCTTGCTATCCTTAAGGAGTTTACAAAGCATATCCTTAAGAGGGATAATTATACCTGCCAACAGTGCGGAGATCATAATTATCTTGGCCGTGGTTCCCGTATAAAACTTAATGTCCATCACATTATTGCTATTAAAGAAGATGTTACCCAAGCTCTGAATCCCCAAAACGCCACAACCTTATGCTATGACTGTCATGTTAAAACCGAAAACTATGGAACAAAACTTATCCATAAAAGAAGAAAACAAGCGGGCAATTAGTTTACCCAATTCTTCCATGGTCAGAGTACCCTTGTAAATCAAGAGTTGGGTCACGGGCATGGTGTTGGTTTCAGTTAAAACACCGCCCTCGGTAGCAAGGTTGGAAATCTTATCGAAATTCAGATTTTCCCCTTTGCCCTTACCAAAGGCTTCCTTGACGGTGGTGAACTGACGGAATTTTGCCAGGGGCTGCGCTTGCATCCGCCATTTCGTGCTTAAATAGTCATTGGACAAATAGCTTCCAAGACTATTAGTCACCCATACGTTTCCAGCCATTATTTACCCTCCTATATAGTCACGTCCGAGAAATGCTCGGTCTTGAATTTTTCTTCTCATGTCCACATATTCCTGTGGACTCATTACCTTTTCCTCTGGCTTCGGAGGAGTAAAACCCGGTGTCGGTTTGACCACGGGTGCGGCCACTAATTTCTCCCGCCTTTCGCCCTGGACAACCTGTTGAGCTTGAGGCTCTGGCTGTGCCGGTGGCGGCTGTGGGGGAGGGGTTTGTCCGTTTCCGCCTTGCGCTTGAGATTGGTCAGTCTGTAACAAGTCACGGGCCGCCCTGACGATGTTATCCACATACTCATGTGGATTTCGCATAATGACTTTTCTTCCTTCAGGGGTAGCAAGTGAATGGGTGGCGAGAATCCCGATCAGCTTTTCATGTCGTTTCATGTCGGGGTATTTCTCCTCAAAATACTTATCACTGGCCTCAATACGATCCTTGAAGGTAATGGCGGTCTGCTTGGTTACGCTTTCCTTGGTTCTTTCCTCAACAACGGACAACGCTTCTTTGACCGCTTCCTCTTTTGCTTCCTGCCTTAGTTGGGCGAGTATCTCTCTCGGCTTTTCCAAAATAGCGGTGGAGAGTTCATCATCTCCCATTTCCAGGACGCTTTTTTTCTTCTCCTGCACGGTTGAGGGGGGTGTTTCTCCCTGTTTCTGTCCGGACTGTAAAGTGTCAATCAGGTATTTCATCTGACGCTTTAGTTCGGCAGCCTCTTGGGTAGCCTCGTGCATTTTCTTTTCGGCGTTTTTATAACGCTCCTCGGTTTTAGTAACTTCCGCTTCGGCTTCCTGTAAGTCCTTGAACCGTACTGACGGTTTGGCTTCAGGAACAAGCGGTTCCCTTTGTCCTTCCTGTGCCGGTGTCTGAGGTGGCTGTGGTTGAGACTCGGTGCGCTCTCCGGCCTTAACTTCCCCTTCTTCCGACTGTGCCGATTGCTGGACTTGAATAGTCTGTTCCTCGCCTTGCGGTTCGGCTTCCTCTACCTGCTGTTCCGGCAATTCGGCTTTTTGCAACCAATCCTGGGGCTCCTTAGCCGCTTCTTCCATGTACTTAACGTAATTGGCCTCTACTTCAGATCGGTCGTTAAACGGCCTCTCCTCTGGTCTGTTTTCTACCAACTGATCGGGATTGGGATGTTCCCCGGCCTGAATGTCCAGTTGAGTAGGTGCGGCTGATACGCCCTTCGGTGGTCTGCCTCGTTGTGCCATAGATCCTCCTTGCGAGTCCCTTCATGGGAGTTTTCGCTCGTTAAAGGGTTAAAAATAAAAAAGCCCCCAAGGATACGGTTTCCCGTTATCCAAGGAGGCTTTTGGTAAAGCGTGCTTGGCTTTTATTGGTTAATAATTATTCTTTTTTGCTAATCGCTATTATCAAACCCACAATGTGCCTGTAAATATCAGGCATAGTTAGACGTATAATTTCCAGATTTCTCGCTATATCTTCTACGGTCATTTGTTGAATTTATCCACTATCGCCTGGGTGGTTATCCGTGACTCAAAATATCTCCTGAACACCTCATATCCATTAGCCGCCCCTTGTGCATGAATCAAGTCATCTGTGGTCTTACCTGACTTAAACAACCTATAAGCATCCGTATCATAAAAGTCTAATAGACTGAAGATAGCCTCTTTAAATTTTGGGTCTTTCATCAGGTCGGCAAAGTAACTATCGCATTGTGCCGGTGTCATTTATTGTTTTCCTCCCATCATGCCAATCGCCTGAAGTACCTGTTGGGGATTAACCGCTTGTCTTGGTTGACCTCCTGCGGGTGCTGGTATGGGTAGCCCACCCTTTGCAGCCGCACCACCCATACCAATTTCCTGAACATTGGCTTCGTTTAGGTTGGCTTGACTCTGGAGATTATTGGCCCTGGCCCGTTCTGCTTCCATTTCCATTTGTTTCATTTTTTGTTCTTCTTCTTCGCTTATCAGTAATTCATGCGAATCGGCAAAAGCAAAATAACCAAGGAGGCGGTCTGCAAATTCACGCAGGTTTAACCTCTGGTATAGCGGCGGTATCTTGGCGCAAATTCCAAGGAACTCAAGCAATGACTTCAACTCCTCCATCTTACGGAAATACTCACTCACGGCCCCGCTTCTGATCGTTACGTTGCGAAGCAGAAACATGACCTTTTCTTCCCTTGTGGAACGGTTAAGTGGTAAGCCGTACTTCTTGGAAATCTCCTGAAGAACCGGGTCTCTGAAATCATCCCAATACATGATAGCCAACTGCCGGGTCATTTCCACAAATTCTTTAATAGCTTCCTCTACCGTTATGCCTATACTTTCCCACATGGCATTAGCTTCACCGGTCTTAACCTGTACCTCTGTTGCTGTGGTGTCGGCCCTGGTATTCAGGGCCATCATAATATCGGTAATAAAATCTACGTTCTGAATGGCCCTCCTGATGATCTCAATACTGGCTAATGCTCCCTGGGGAATGTCGCTAAACGGAATCTCTCTTACGGCCTGTTCGCTACCCTTCTTTAATATCGGCCTACCCGGTTCAAGGTTAAGCAAAACATCGGGGTTTCGCAAAAGATCGGGGTCAACTTCAATCAGTTTATTCAACTTCCAAAGCAATCCGTCCATGCTCATATTAATAAGATTGTTGAGGGCTTTTTGTAATGATACGGCGGCCTCAATCATGGACTGCCCTTCATTCCTGAAAAGGAAATCTATGGGGCTGAATTTAATATATGGGGATCTTCCTTCTAATGATCCATAAAAGTTATATGGCTTATCTATCCGGTGTGGATTAAGGATATATTCTTTATTGGCAAGAACGAGATAGGCATTTTCATTAATCAGACTTCCATCTCTGGCAAACAATGGGCCGTGGTATTCGTAAATGTGGGCAGTTTTCTTGAAGCTGTTTTTCTGTGCCGATATATTCAGGTTGGCAAGGCGTTCAACCTCTGTCTGATCAAAAGCATAATCAATCTCTTTCAGCTTCTTGACTTGGGCGGCATCGTAAAGTGGGGCTTCTCCGTTTGGTCCTTTCTTGCTGTATTGTTCCAACATATAAACCGGGATATAACTTTCTTCAATAAAGAACGTACCGGCCTTATCAAACCATGTCTGTCTTGGGTCAACCACTTCTGCGGCAAGCCGGGAACTTTCATAGGTTACTTTATCAAGGGCAATATCAACATAGGTATTATACATCCCGGCATCATCCTGCTCAACCTTTGTCTGTTTCGATACCTCCACGCCTGTTTTCTTAATGGGTTCCCACCATAGCTTGATAATACCAAGACCAAACACCAGACCGCTTTCAATGGCCTTACCTAAAACCTGAATCCACCCAATTGAATTAAGCCAGTAGTCGAGAACCCTTTCCTGCCCGGCAATCTCAATAGAATCCATGCCCTCATTAAGTGGGTCTTTCAGGTCAAAGACACGTCTGGCACGAAAAAGGATACGCTTCAGAAGTGATGTGGCCTTTTTAATGGCTGGATAGAGTTCAGAAAGGAATACTTTTGACTGCCAGTCCTCTTTCTTTGATGTATCCTGGTAGTTGATATACATGGCCCAACAATCATCCCACACGGCCCGTACATTCCGATATTCATCTTCGGCTTGTTGGCGGCTTGTCAGGATGAAATCACGGGCATCATCCAGATTGAAAGAATACTCTGGATTAGGTTCCTTCTTGTCCTCGTCTGCGATCTGGTCTGTGTTAGTTAAAATCTGGTCATTTTCAATTTGTGGTTCTTTTTTCCGACTTGCCATTTAAGGTTCTCACGATCTCTCCCCCCGTAACAACCTTGTTAAGATTAACTAAAACTTCTCCAATGCAGATTTCGGTCAAACACCCCAAGTCGTTTCGTTTCCCTTTCTATCCAATCTTTAGTGGGAAGCATGTGTCCGTGGGCTTCTGGATGGTCAATGTCAAAAGCATTGGGGCCGACAGGAAGTCTTTCGATCTCAAATAACGCCCCGCAATCCGTACACATGAACCGGCTGTATATTTTGGCCGTCTTGTTGCTAAATATATGTCCAACAAATTCAGCCGCCCCCGTACCACAATAGTTACAATATGCCATAAAGCTCCTTATGTTGCATAGGTACTGGCAATTCCACGCCTCATCATTTTGTTTGCGGAACCATCTAAATAACTATAATCCCGTCCGCTATATTTGTTCTCTGGTGAACGCTCAATTAATAAACACATATAGCTGAAGGCTTTCCGGTAATGGTCCGGTCCCTGCTTGATCCAGGTATGTCTTACGGCACCAGAATCCTCATCCTCAACTTTCTTACGGGCCACATTATGACAATGCTTTGCAAATTCTTTGGTTATATCTGAAACTGCCGGGAGCAAAACCTTACCCTCCTGAATCATGTCATGGCTTGCATCCATAGCCTGTGTCTGATAAACCGAAACCTTCTTGGCTGTATCGTCCCAATGAATACCCGTCTTAAAGCTGTTGCTATAATAACAGATCCAGGCCCGGTGTGGATACTGTTTTGCCCATTCAATCGCCCTGGCCGGGAACGGTAAACCGTCAATCACAGAATAACAGTTATACCGTTTCATAAGATCGTCAAGACCTCCCCATGACGAAGTGCCGATATAAATAATCCTGACTGTTCCCCCGTATTCCTTACGCCCTACCACAACATGGTGTTTCTCCGGTCCAACATCAATACCCATGATGGTACTGATACCGCCCGAAGTATGTTCCATACCGTACCCCTTGCATAAAGCCAGAACGTGCGCTTCTTCAAGGCGGTCTTTTGCGTCTGTATAGGCCCGAGCCATTCGGCTGTTCCAGAAATCAGCCGGGTAACGGGTGGTAAAATACTCCTCATAAATCTTATCCAGCAAGAACGGCTTGGCACTATGAAGCTGGCTGACACAATAGCCGCTTGCCGGTCTGCCCTGGTATAGTTTCCCCGGATACTTGGCAACAAACTTATGTTTTGGATGAAGTAAGGGCAGTTCCTTGCCGCACTTGACACATACCCGCTTGGCTCCCTCCGGTGTCATAACCAGACATGCCGGAAAATCTTCTTCCATGCAGGTATAATGGCGGCAAGCCTCACAATACATCATCCGGTATTTCTGGTCCGTCTTTTGAAACGCCTCATCCACACCGTAGTCAACCATTGTTGGTGTACTAAAGATAGAAACTTCGGCAAAATCACTATGGTCCAGCCGTTTCATTGCGTGGTCTATGTTCTGCTGATCGCTTACATCAATCTCATCAAATACCAGTTTGTCGGCGCTGATGGTTCTGGCCTGCACAATGGACTTCAGGCCCCGAAAGTGAAGCATACATTGGCCTATCTTCTTGACCGTTGCCGTATCGGTGTCCCTTACCAAGTCCTTTAATATGGGGTTGGCATCAATCAACGGACCAACCTTTGTCTTACTTACGTCTACCACGTCCGTCTTGGTAGGGAAGTAATAGATAATGCCGGACTTGTATTTATAGGCGCATCCATGCAAATCCTTAATAATCTCTGAGGTGGTGTATCCGAGTTGCCCCCCCTTCAGGCAGACGATAAATGGGGCATCATCGTTAAAAAACTCCCACAAATATTCATGGCCCTTGAGAGTAAAAAGCTGCCCGGCATCCGGTATATAGAAATTATTATGCTCCGCCCATGCCGAAGGGTCAACCCATTGAAGCGCCGCTTCCTGCCATTCCGGGTCATTGGGGTCGAATTTTGGTAATTTAGCTGGTCTTGCCATTATGTTATGTTGGTATGCTCATACGGTTCATTCTACCTGCTACTTGAAAAGAATGTTTCTTTCTCTTCATCTTCATCTTCTTGGGCTGTCTTGACTTCCATCATCTGAATCTGAAGCTCGCACCGCCTATCCTTCCTGTCGCCATCATAGACGTTCTCAGAGAACCCCACACACTCGGCCTCGGCATAGACCTTAGTCTTATCACCAACCTTCAGCTTATCAAGGCCCAGGTCGTCAATTTTCTCATCACAAATAGTAATCCTAAGACCATAAGGATACCCGTTAAAGTCATCAGGCCCAGGCAAATCCTCCTGCACATCCTTCTTCTCAACCTTCATGTCAATCATGGTTTATTTATCCCCCGCTAAGCTTTTTTCTTGATATTATATTTAATTACGTTACCGCTTCTTCCCCCGTCTCGACTTCTCCAAGGCAATAGCCACGGCCTGTTTCTGAGGCTTCCCACTCTCCACCAGCTCCTTAATGTTCTGGCTTACAACCTTCTTCCCCTTACCTTCCTTTAATGGCATACCCACCTACCTTTCCTTCTTCTTACCCTTGCTCATAGCCCACCCCACCCCCAACATGACCTTAATTTAATTTTTATATGGGGCTATTAAAGTTAAGCACCTGTTGTCAAGCACATCCCCATAGCCCCATTCCGAAACCCATCAATCGGGTCATTCGGCTCTAAATCCAATTCTCCGAGACATACAGGCAGACCATCT